TAAGTTATCACAGAAATCTTTGGTTTTAGGACCGATGGACCCAAACGTATTATTAAATATGTCAAGGAAATTCTGTACACTATCGCCACTACTCTTAGCTCTAGGTGGAATAAAATCAAATGTTTCAGATAATACATCCCTGAACTTACCTACTTCAGAAGTAATCTTACCAAAACTATCACTGTACTTAAATAACGTAACGAATGCCCCTTGGAATGCCGAAAAACTCTTGGTAAGACCATCCAAAGTTGGCGTGTCGCCTATGTTACTAAATAGATTTGATAGTAGATTACCAAGTCTACTAAGATCGCTCGTAATGCCAGTAAAGGCTTGGTTCTTCCCAATCGTATCAAATATATCATTGAACGATTTCTTTGCCTTATCAATTCCATCAGTTGCTTTTTCAAACGGAATGTGTTCGAAAATATCTGAAAGAAGCTTCTTGAAATTATCTAACGGAACAAAGAGAGCCATAATATTACGTGAGATCATATGGAAAAAGTCTAAAATCCCCCCACCTTCAACACCAGCCTTATTCAACCTAGTAAGAAAATCACCGATCTTTGACGTAACACCACCCAATGGCGACGCAAGACTAAGAAACATCCGTGCAATATTGGAAAGTAGTTCCGCTAAGCCCTTGAAAATAGTCCAGCCAATTTCAATAGCTGCAAATAACCCACGGAAAAGAGCTCTCACTTTCTCAGCTTGATCTCCGCTTAGCTCAAGACTCTTGAGAAAGCGAAATATACCCTGAGTAATGTTAAGAAGACCTTCGGCTGTAGCTGGGGGAAATATGTCTCTGAACGCGTCTTTGATCGGTGCTATAACACTACCAAGAGTCCTGAACAACTGATTGATAGTATCGATTACAGCAACACGACCGCCCATTCCGGCGAATGCCTCAAGTAGATCATTCCTAGCATCACTTACCTTACCAACGAAGCCACCAATTACTTGATTATAGCCAGTCCAGAGTTCTTTGGACTGCTCGAAGTCACCAATCATGATTCTAAAGGATTGCGACCAACCAGATCCAACTGATTCCTTGACCGTACCAATAAGCTGAGTAAACGTCTTTACTTTGGTGGCGGCATCGGTAGCAATGCTACCCATTTTAATGATCTCATTAGCTTGCTCTTCACTAAAGCCTTGCTTTAATAAATCCTCCATACTAACATCGCCAGTCATGTTTGACAACGTAGTAGTCAAGACATCGGCGGTAAGCCAACCGTTTTGCAGTTGTTCACGGAAAGAGCCAGCAGACTTTTCCCACTCTTCGAAGGTAGTACTCATGGGAAGATCGCCGAACTTACCCATTGCTTTACCGGATTCAAATAAGGCCTTCTTGAATACTTCACCACCCATACCAGCGTTAACCACAGAGTTCCAGTCCATAAGCTTAACTGAACCGGCAGCAATAGCCTGTGAAAGCTGATACATTGCAGTAGAGGCCTGCTCTGAGTTAGAACCAGAGAGAGCCGCCAAGTTTGCAATACCCTTAATAGATGTTTCAGAAGTCTTGAGGTCAACGCCAGCTGCGGTGAATGTACCCAGGTTACGAGCCATCTCACCGAAGTTGTAGATCGTCTTGTCAGAATATGTGTTCATCGTATCAAGAGCAGCATTAACATCCTGCAGATTCGTTCCTGCTGATGCCGTGTTAGCAAGAATAGTCTGAACTGATGTCATCTGCGTTTCAAACTCTTTGAACCCAGATATAATTGGCCCAAGAGTGAACGATTTAGCAAATTGAAGACCAGCTTGAACCGCTTGGGTAGTGATTGTAGCAAGAGCGGTGATGGCAACAGCACTCATAGCAGTAAACTTAGCGCTAATACCGTCAATACTATTTGCTAGGGAAGACATGTTAACATTCTGAGTCGCGGCGGAAATATCCTTCATTCCGCTTGCTGCAGATTGAAAATTAAGAGACGCCTTTAGCCGATCCAGGCCTTTGATAGTCTCATTGAGTTTTCTATCAAACGCTTCACTATCAAAATGCATCGATACGACTTGGTTCTCAATTTCAGTAGCCATCACTTCACCTCCCTCTTCATGTCGGTTAGAATCTTGTAAAAGACAGAACGAATGGCTGGGTTAATGTAGTCAATACCATCAACATAACCCCCCGTTCCTGTTCCGTGTCCATACTGGATTAATACGGCAACTTGTTCGCCGCCTTGAATGTTATCATTATACCAAGCAATACCATTACCTCTATCAACAATCTTATAACCCCATGACTGTGCGGTTAAATGACTATCGACAGGTGTGGCTTTACTTAATGCATCTACTCCCATTTTGCCATACTTATCCAAACTCTTTAATCTCTTCTTGGCTCGCATCTTCTCGAGTTGTCTCTTTGTTTGTCTGAAGTCTGAAGATGTCGTAAGCTTAAACATCTAGATCACCAGATCAGCAAGTTCAGATTCAGTAGGAAGCCTGGGGTTCGTCGAAACGCTTCCATACAGCATTGTTTCTAAATCCTCCAAAACATCTGAATCTATGGTTCGACTGTCAATGATAAAGTACGATGACGGTCTAAAACCAGGAACTTCAACTGGAATTGCGCTAACATCCCAAGTAAACGAAAGAGGATCTACGGTTTCTCCTCTTGAAACCCTAGTTGTTTCACTTGGATTCAGAAGTGCGTTATACAAAAGATGAATTTTATAGCCAATCTCTGGCTCAAGAGAGTTTCCAATAAACGTTCTATATGACAATCCGATTCTACTAATTGACTGCTGACTCATGTACAAACCCGGTTGCATTTCACCAAGACCTTGGAATGCAATTAGTTCATCTGGAAAGGTGAATGCTTCTAAAGATCCTGAAAAATCTCCGGGGATTACCAAATCATTAATTTTTCTTGAGTCGAAGTGAACTGGGGAAACGCTATGATTAGTGTTTTCTGAAAACGAAACAAATCCATTCCATGGAACGCCATTGACTATACTTCGATACAGTACTGCGCGATCTACGCCTTCTTCATAAAGTCGATTATCTGCTTCATCCCATGTAATTACAGCCATGTCGCTCCTTTCATCCCTTAGTTCCTAATTCGGCTTTTCTACGTTCGTTCAGCTCTCGATAACGTTGAGCAATAGCATGCTTTGGCATCCTCTTAGGCTTTTGTCTTTTAACATTACAGATTCTGATCAAAGAGAAAAGTCTATTAAGATGCCAATGCTGACATTCAAATGGAATGTTGAACTCAATCATCCAAAAATAAACAAGCTCAGATGTAATAGTTTCTCCTCGACTAGTATTCTGTTGAGGCATGTCACCAAAAGTAGTAGCAGATTGAGATGAAGCCACGTAGTCATTGATGGCATCATAGTTTGAGTTATCGAATCTGAAAATAATGTCAGGATCACAATCATCGGGAGACACGATCATGAACCTGATGTAATCAAAGGTTTCTTCTTTCGTTTTATCCGAAACACTAAGGAATGGCTTTTGGTATTTCGACTCCCATTTTGACACTGAGACCAGAGAATGCTCAATAGCTAGTTTAACAGACGGACGAGTAAAGAATTCTTCCGTCTGTTCGTTATAAAATTCAGCTTCATCTACGATTACTCTGAGCATTCTCTGGCCTCCTATTAAACCTCTATTACGGAGTGTGGTTGTAGAACCAGTCGTCGTCCACAACCTCTGGGAAGTGGTAACCAACAGCAGGAGCTGCTGTGACGACTGTGTCTTCGGTGATGACAACGTTACCAGCGGCCTGCTCCACACCATTAATCGAGTACACAACACCAGTGACAGCTGGAATAGTGATCGTGTTGGTACCAGAGTTGAAGGCCGGCTCAGTCGGGGTAGCCTCTGTAGTAGCGCCCTCGAAGATAGCGATCACAGCATCCGGTGTCGGAAGCGAAGGATCGGTACCTACCGTACCATAAAGAAAGTCCTCAAGCGTCTCAAGTGCCGTTGCATCGACCGCAGTCGAGTCAATGGTCATGATTGAGGTAGGCTTAAGGCCAGTAACCGGGACTGGGGTGGTGGTAACTTCCCAACTGAAAGTAATTGCCTCAGGCGAGTCGTTTACCGTAGTGTATGCCTTCTCCGATGGACTTGCCGTAGCACCGTAAACCAGGTGAAGCTTGTATCCAGCTTCCTGATCGGTGTCGTCTCCAATCTTGGTTCGATACGAGAACCCAAAAGTCTTTCGACCCTGCTGACCGATAGTAACACCGGCAGAAGGAACGGAAAGACCATCGTATTCGGCAAACTCATCCGGATACGTAAAGGCCTCAATGGTTGCCCCAAACTCCTCAGCGGAGTAAAGGTTCAGGTACTTGATGTTGTCTGCATACTGAGGATTTGCTTCTGCACCCGACGGAGTCTCGGTAACGGTGACAAGACCATTCCAAGCAACGCCATCGTTGTAGACTCCAGCCTCATTAGGCATGTAAAGAACGCCATGATCGACGCCGGTTTCATACTCTTTCTGGCCGACACCATCCCATGAAAGGACAGGCATGTCTCCTCCTTCTAAAAGAAGATATTGAACGTGGTATGATTCAGATTGTCCGCTTGAAAAGTCCGATCAAATCGGCACAATGGTAACCTTAGAACCCTTTGTGGAATATCGCTGTCTGGATTCTGATCGATTACAGTAACCTGATACGCCCATAGATGAATATAGATCTCATTATCGGCGTGATTAACATGATCAGAATCTAGAGTGTATACAATACAGGGATACTCCATCTGAATACTTGGCGGAGGCTGAAAATAAACATTTGGCGATTCGAGAATCTCAACCAAGAGATCTTGTAGTTCAAGCCGTGGGGCCATTGTAAACACCCCCAAGTGTAAGAATAAGCCGAGGAGGCTGGACCGTAACGTTAGTCACAATCCAGCACTCCCCAACCCATTTCACATACTTGATTTTAGAGAAGTGTTCGATGGCATACTCATTCGCCACAATGGAAATTGAGTTACCCACGGAAATATCACTATTAAGGTTATCCCCTGGCTCAAGTTGACTGTTTTGGCTAATGACATCACCGAAATATGTAAACTCGGTAATATCATCTACCCAAACTCCAGAGTCAACAGGAGATTCTTCGGATTCACCGTAACCGATTTCTCCGTAGAACCTAGCCATCGAATCTCCTCTGGCTTATGCCTCAGGTGCCGTGAAGTTCCAGCTGTCGATCTCGCTCGACGGGAAGTAGTGAGTCGACGCGGGCTCAGCCGTGAACGTCTCAGTCGTACCGGCGGCAACCGTGTAAGGGCTACCAGCGGCGTTGACAACGGAACCATTACCACGCTTGTAGACAACACCGGTCTGGTTGGTAATCGTAACCTCGCCAGTTTCCGAGTCAAAGGCAGGCTCTGCCGGAATAACGAGGACCTTAGCTGCCTCAACCTTAAGGACAGAAATAGCTGCCTTCAGCTTGACGATAGCTCCAGAACACCTAGTTTCCACCAGGTACTTGTGCTGGTTGTAGTCAATGTCGAAGTCATCAAAGAAATTGACCTCTCCACCACTGGTAGCACCGACAGTATAGTCGGAAGGATTGATGATGACTGCGACAAGCTCGTCATAGTCTTCCATCGGCTCAACGGCAACGATTCTGGAAACTCGAAGCTCACTTGCGATTTCCTCGAGGGAACGATAGATCTTACGACCCAGCGTGTCCTTCAGAAGGAGGAACTCAGCGATGTAGGTCTCAGTCGTGAAGAGCGTAGGAAGACCCGTGCCCTTGTAGTACTTGCGGTTCCGGATAATTGCATCCAGAACCTCCACGACGGTAGAACTGGCATCGTCGATGTTCACATACACCTTGGTGGTGTACAGCTCGTGGTCAGTTGCGATAGGACGAATGCACTCCTCATCGATCTTGTCGTCGTCGTCAACCTCACGACCATCGCCAAGAAGAATCGCTCGTGCAACTTCCTCGTCCAGCATCAGACGCATCTCGTCCTTCAGCCAAACGACAACGTTGAAGTCAGTAATATCAACCATGTCGTCACGGTCGAGCTTCTGCTTCTTGTAGACAGTAGTCGGAGATGTAGTCCGCTTACTGACCTTGATGAACTGTTCCTTCTTGAAGTTACCCTTGATGTAACCCTTGGCACGAGCCTCTTCGGTCGTAAGATCCGAAGACAGCGTCTTGATCCG